CCGCATTTTTTTTATTGATTTTCCATTCTGATAATCTTTGATCTAACTCATGTAACAAATTCAATGTTTTATGTTCTTCGATTCTTGAACGTATAGATGTCTGAAGGTAATTTATATGTACATCATTCATATTTACATTGTAAATGATATTATATGTGTTCCTTACTGCTTGCTTACGTGCGTTGTTCATATTGTTGTTGCTGTGGTTTCTCTACGTATAATGAAAAGATTATGAATTCATTCAATTTTATTCAAAATAATGACTGGTTTGTACAAGTGAATAAGTGATTACAACAAATAATTGGTGACTATCCCATCCAATTTATATTGTTTCATGTATTCTAGTATATATTCATCTTTGCAAGTATACGAATACACCAAAATGCATTTTTTATGTAACATTTCAATATTTTCATGATTCAATGCAGTCCAATGTAAACATACAAAATTCATGTTCTTTGTCAAATAATCTAAGTCTTCTTTTTCATACATATTTTCCGTTGTTAATCCAATTCGGACAGGCAATTTTGATTCGATCAATGGTTTTACGAAGGTGCGATTAAATCCACTGATATAGATACGACGTAATTGTAGTCTTGAAAAACGACTACGAAGCATATCTATTAAAGGATAAATGACTTTACTGTTCCCTTTGATATCAAAAAAAAGTTTCAACGAATTATTTAATTTGATTGTATTGAGCACACTTTCTAATGCAATAATGTTTTTTTCATCGAGTTCTTCCAATGTGTAATCTACAATGGCACGATTATTCAAATAGATGTCATGAAATACAACAATTTCTCCAGTTTTACATAATTGAATATCAATTTCAATCATATCGAAACCACTGTGTATTGCTTGTAAAAATGATTCGATATTATTGTCTCCAAACTTATTTGAATACCCTCTATGAGCAATCTGTATCATGAATAGTTGAGTTATATTCATAATACAAAATAAAAGTCGTCCTAAATTTTGTTATAATAAAAATATTGAATTGCTTCGCGTCGCTGACTACGTGATGCATTCGGGGTTTTTAACAAGAATAAACCATACGACTTATAATATGTGGTTCCAGATGAAAATAAATTGTGATAATCACAAAAAGATTTTGAACGAGAGATTTTTTCGACTGGTTTATGCAGATTGTATGGTGCCGACTTGCTTTTTCGAATCATCGTATATATTATGATGATATCGTTTTAATCTGGTCAATACAAATCTATGATAATGCACTGAAAACGAACGGAACAAGTACTTGTTTGTGTCGTGAACATTATTGTATGTCAATAATATTTGATTATGTAACAAATATAATGACCGTAATTCAATCATGCACAACTCATAGTGTTGTTTATAACTGTTATCAAATTCTAAAATATGTATGATTATTTCTTTTGGTAGATGAGTTTTCATTAATAATGCGGAGATGATACTAAATACGTATATTTAAATTTATATTGTTTTCAACATTACAGATATGTGTAGATATATACAAATTTACTTATAAGGCTTGTATTTTACACTGATTACTTTGCCGAGCATAACCAGTTGATTTTGATCCATAAGGGCGACGCGTCCCAGACCAGGGCAATCATCGAACGATTCCAAGTAAAGAGGTTGTTGAGGACTGAACTCCACTTCTGCAGACTCACCCATTTCCAAAAAAGGAGGATTCTCCAACTTCTCATTTCCAGTCTTCTTACCCATCTTCCAAAGAATCTTGGTCATCTTACATGACGACTTCGCAGTTCGAACATGCACTAAAGGAGCAAACCCAGGTTTCAATTGTCCAGGGTGCTCTTGTACAACAATCTGCGCAGTGAAACTTTCAACTGGCTCCAAAATTGGCTCCTTATCTAGAGAAATCACATCTCCTACCTTAGGCATGTTATTTTTCTCAAGACCCTTGATATTCATACCCACGTTATCACCTGGCTTTGCATTCGGCCATGTTTTATGGTGCATCTCAATACTGAATACCTTTAGACCATTAATTCCACGAGGAGCAACACGTACACTATCACCAGCGTTGATTGTTCCCTGTTCCACGCGACCAGTAATCACATCACCCACACCTTTAATCTTGTATATACCGTTAATAGGAATACGAAGAGCTCTATCAGGGTAACGAACAGGAGGGCGAGCCAACTTTTCAAGAGCATCATATAGAGTGACTCCCTCAATTGCCTCATCCTTAGACAAATTCGCCTTCCAGCCCTTATACCAAGGCATCTTCTCCGTCTTCTCTACCAAATTCTCTCCTTGGAATCCAGAGTAAGGAATAAATGGGACCTGTTTCGGCTTGAAACCAGCCTGCTGAAGCATCTTGGACATCTCCTCCTTAATCTCATTGAAACGCTGTTCAGACCAATCACAAGAATCCATCTTGTTTACACCCACGATAATCTTCTCAATGCCGAGAAGGCCAAGAAGACGTGCGTGTTGGCGAGTCTGTCCCTGAACCTCACCAGAAGCATGATCACCACGAGCAATAGCAGTCTCGAATCCACCCATCTCCGCAGGTACAAGAAGAAGAGCAACATCCGCACAACCCGCACCAGTAATCATATTCTTCACATAATCTCTGTGACCAGGAGCATCAACAATAGTATAATGATAACTGTCAGTATAGAACTCCTTGGTAGTGCAGTTGATAGTGACACCTCGCTCACGCTCGGCCTTGTCTTTGTCCATATAATAAGCAAATGCGAAAGAACTCTTTCCCTGTTGGTCTGCCTCAGCTTGAAGCTTCTCCATCTCACGAGCAGAAATACCACCCAACTTGAAAATTAGATGACCTGTTGTGGTGGATTTTCCGGCATCGACGTGTCCACATACGACCATTGAAATATGCTTCTTACCATCGTCACTCATATCTAAAGTATATCTTCCAGATAACTACTATGTTTATGCAGCCAATCTTTATATTTGTTTAAAAAACTATTTTCTCGGATTTTTCAAAAGTGTGCATTTTCTGATTCAAACTTTGCTGAGGATTTTTCACTTTTGGACATTTTTAAAAATGTCCAATTTTCATTTTTCCAAAACAAAGTTTGAATTTAAAAACGCAAAAAACGGGTTCACAGCATAATGCAGCGATTTCGATTTTTGAAAAAATAATTTGGCTGCATAAAATTTTTTATTGTTTTTGCGAAAATCGATTTAGGGGATTTTTCGTGTAACATATTATAGTTACAAATGTTACAAAAAAATCCCCGAAAAATCCCCAAGTATTTTTGTGAAAAATGTGACTACCAAACTGGTAACAAAAAAGATTATACAAAACATTTGACGACTGCAAAACATCGTAATGTTACAAATGTTACAGAAAAATCCCCAAAAAATCCCCAACTGCATAATTGTCGTTTTTGCAATAAAGAATACAAATCGCGAATGGGTGTATGGCGTCATGAAAACAAATGTTCTCAAAATAATGATATAGAACAGCATACTGAACAAAATGAAGAAGCAGAAGTATCTAAACCACCGTCAAGTGCTAACATTTTGATTGAGTTAGTCAAACAAAACAAAGAATTGATGTCAAGTAATCAAGAATTCAAAGAATTGATGGTAGAACAACAAAAAGAAAATCAAGAATTACAAAAACAATTACTTGAAAGTGTGAAACATAGTAGTCAAACTATTACAAACAATACGATTAATAATAATCAGAAGTTCAATTTGAATTTCTTTTTGAATGAACAGTGTAAAGATGCGATGAATATGTCGGATTTTTTAGAGAATATGACGTTGGATATGGAAGATTTAACAGAAACCGGCAGGTTAGGATATGTCAATGGTATTTCACGAATTTTAGTAAATAAACTGCGTGAGATCGATACGTTTAAGCGTCCTCTTCATTGTACGGATTTGAAACGAGAAACCTTGTATATTCGTGAAAATGATGAATGGTCCAAAGAAGACAATTCCAAACAAAAACTAAAAGAGTTGGTCGATCGTGTTGCAAATAAAAATTGCAAAACTATGAGACAATGGACCGAAATTCATCCAAATTATACGGAAATGGACACACCAGAAAATCAAGAATTCATGAAATTATCAGATACGGTTTTGGGCGGTTTTGGAGAACAAGAGTCGAAACAATTTCGCGATAAAATCATTCGAAGTGTTATCAAAGAGGTTACTGTAAATAAAATGTAAAGTTATATCAAAGATGAAGTTATTTTGGTTAATTGCCGTATTAGTAATAGTCCTATGTATTAGTTTAATTTATCAAACAACCACACTAGAATCTTTGACCACCGAAGAAATGGAAAAAGCCATGGCTTATGATGCAAAAAAAGAGTTTGAACAAGATGCTGTAAAATCATCGCCAGGGAATGCTAACTTTGTAGTGTTATTAGAAGAGTTACAAAATAATAATGCAAATAAAATAGATGATGAGGCAGAGTTTAGCAAAAAAAATAATGCTATAATTTATAATATGGGGTGTGTATTAGAAAAGCAAACAGAAGAGTCCATTCAACAACCACCTGAAGAGATTAAAAAAAATGAAATCACCGATATAAAATTACCCATGGAAACTAACAAATTAAATAGTTATATTGCTCTTTCTCCAAAAGACGGCAAGTATTTCCCATCCAGTTTCAGATTAAAGGTTACAAATAAAGTAGATGTAAATAAATATAATTATGACTTGTGGGGTGCTAGTCCAAATGTAGAAGGTGCTCCGTCGAACGGCGTAATTGACGAGAATACTATCAAATCCATGCCCTATCCCAAAGATTTGTATACTATTAAAAATTCAGATATGATGATTGGAAATATCAACATTGGAAATAAGGCATTGAATATTTTGTCCATTGGAAACATTTTCGACGAAAATTTCAAAGTCATTGGTAATGTAGACAGTTTGAACAATGATATTATTGTAAATTGTGACAACGCCGAGAACATTACAGGTTTGTTGATTTATATTGGTGCTCCTGTTCCTATTCAATAAGAAAATATATATAAAAATTTTGCATATATATATTTTATTATGAATTACGCTCGAAAAAGAAACGAAAGAAGAGGAATCGACAAATTACTGTATGAGCAACATGTGCACCGAATCAATCATGCGAAACCGGTGATTGATACATATCAACATACAAAAATAAAGCCGATTCCCAGATATGAAATAGAAAATAGATTACAGCAAAGAAAAATAGATATAGAAAATATGGAATTATTATATAGGTTGGCTCAAACAAAGGCTTCAATACAAACACATAATCATGTTTCTGTATTGCGTCAACTACGTTTGAAACAGCAAATGACTCGTATAGAACGAAAACTG